TTCTCGGAGATACCGGTCCCGGTGCTGAACCCGCCCAACTCATACCATAACTCATGATTGCTGCTGTGTCGCAGTATGCATCCAAATCGGCATACACGCACCAATTCTCGCCGCCAACCGAACCGCCAACACTGGTCATACCCGGAAGGCAGATATTTACATGAAGGTTTGCTCCCTTTGCTTTTACAGTAGAGTAAATCCGTGAGAACAGCGCATTTGCCTTTGTTCGGTTCGCCAACTCCCCTCCACGTTCCAAATCAATATCTATCCCGGAACACCACGGATATTTGTCAATAATTCTCACGATTTCTGAAAGGAACGTATCCTGTGCGCCATTCGTATTCTCTCTGAGTGCTGTAAAAATAGATGCAGTACCATGATTCATAATGGTCAGAAGCCATTTAATATGTGGCCACTTCTTTACATAAGGAAGGATGGTACTGACCGCAGTTCCCGTCTCGCTGATTGTTCCATCTGCTGAAACCTCAAAGGTAAAAACACCAACATGAGACAGCTTATTTCCTTTTTCTCTTAACACCTGATGCATTCTCGTATTTCCCATGAATGTCCATGCCATGACATTTCGGTTACTTGCCCTTCTCACATCCGTTTTCCTCCAATCCCGTATGCCATCTCCTGAAAAGACATGCGTACAAGTGCTGACTTCCTGTCCTTTACTTTAATCTGATGTTTACTATCCCCTGCTGCCGAATAAGAATAAAATCCATCAGCCCTAATCCTGCTTCCATTCCTTGTTGCCACCCTTGCATCAGCATTAATTTCAACAACATCATCTTCCAAAAAACCACTCTGCAGAGTCAGCTTGTGACTTCCGTAATTATGAGCCACACTCATGTCTCCTGCTGCCATCGTATCTTTTGGAATGATGTGATAATTCAGCCCGGCTGATACTTCTCCGTCATTGGTAATCACTGCTGTAACACCGGAACGGACAATCCCATTAAAAAAGCGGACAGGTGTTATCTCCCCATCCACACGTTTTTTCTGCAAAAGTTCCAGATTATTTACCACATACCCGGTCAGCCATTTACCTTCCTGAAACATGATATCTGTTATATAAAAGGTTCCGGTACAATTCTCTAAAATTACATTTACGGTAGCCTTTGCCACCTTCTTTTCTTCATGTGTATTGATTGTTCCGGCAAATCGAATAAACTCCATCCTCACACCTCCTGTGCATCAAAGGTGTACCTCTGTTCTGACACATGGGAAACCCATGCGGTTGCTACCGAACCGCCCTGCAGCATAACATCCGTAAAACGCACGGTTCCTGTACAGTCCTGCACCACTACCCTTACCGTCAGTTTTTTCACTTTTTCTATTCCGGTAACACTGACCGCTCCTGCCGACCTCGTAAAATACATGGTGCATTCCTCCTAATACAACTCTACAAATCTTGTTTCTTCCGAACCATCCTCATATTCAATGATAAGTTCAATGCCAACCCTTCCATTCGCTCCCTTTTTCAGATTTTCAGTTACTATGCTTGCCGATACTGTGTAGCTGCTTCTGGTAGCCGGATATACTTCCTGTGACAGTGTTTTTGTGGTATTCAACGCTCCCACACACTTAAAACTTGCATTGCCGGAAGCACCGTTTTCTCCATCCACCTCAAAACCTGAATTCTGCCAATAGCTGAATCCATCATCTGCTCTGGAATTCAGCAGATGGTTGTTTACCACCAAATCCTTCATCTCCTGTCTGTCCAGCAAATCCGATGAGGAAAGAGTATCTGCTGCCTTCTCCCACGAAGCAGATGAATCACCCAGTTCTTTTAACTTGGTGGAAAGCTCAATGACAGTCTTCCACGGCTCCTGCACATTATAATCCATACGAATAATTCTCGTGCTGATTCGGATTCCCAAATCCTTATCATCCACGGTTACCACATCTCCGATACCGAAACTCTCATGCTCCCACCCAGTCAGTACAGACAGATCCATTACCTGTATGACATAAGAAATACTCGGCTTAGAATAATCTGCCAGTCGCATTTCGGTATATTCAAGCATCTGATATGGATTGGTAAAAGAGGAACAATCAAGCGTTGATACCCTGATTTCTGAAGAATACTCCGTATTCTCCACATATTCCTTTCCATTATTGATACTTGCAAAGGTCATACCATCTGCACCATAAGCATAGAGTCTTGTCACAAGACTTCTGGTATCCACCACCCGCTGTATGGATTTCATATTTTTACGATAGGCAAACACAGCACCACTGTTACTTCCAGATTGTGTCAGAAGGCTGACCTGTTTATTTACATTGTCAAACTCCAAATCACCACCATAAATGGACTGAATGGTACGAAGCATGGAAAGGGCATTTTTATCCGTGGACTGCCAGGAACGTTTCGTTGATACCGTTATTTTTCCAACACTCCATCCGGTTCCCTGCAGTGCATAAGCCATCGGCTTTTCTGCGGTTTCCGCTTCATATGTCTGTTCACTTTTCTTTTCAGAATATGCAAGGTCATAAAACGCAGCTTCCGCATAAATGCTCGTTACCGTCTTTCCGTCCTCACCCTTATCATCCGTGACTGTTCGGATACGGTAAATATCCTTAGTAATCTGCAGTTTCTTTTCATTATCGAGATATGATCGCTTCCCATCTTTGAATGGAATAGAAAATTCCAAATAGTCAGAACCGTTCAATTCACTCGTAACAATAATGTCATAGGCATTTTCTAATACTGCTTCCCTGATTCCACCATCACTTAACACCACCGGCCTTGCATATCCCAATTTAGAATAGGGGGCCTTTGGTGTCTCGTATATCTGAATTGCACTCAGTTCCGGTGTCATAGACGTATCTGTTGTAGAAAGCGTCATCTGTATCTGAATGTATCTTAAATTTGGAGATTGTATCACTCCATCCGTTCCAACCGCTTCCCAATCTGAAAAAGATACATCTTCCAAAGAGTCAGATGTTCTTGTTTTGACTTCCGAAATGGATGTAATCCCTGCATCCACCGTACCGACAAGCTGTATCTTTCCCTCTCCGGCAAGACCACCTTCCCCAAGGTCTAAAATCCTTGTATAAAGGACACCGCTTTCTGCATATACACCGTCCGTCTGCTTTAAGGTCACACTGCCCGGATTTGATATGGCATCCACAGACGAGTCCACATCTGCACCATTTGCTAACAGACCGGAAAGAAAGTGTGCTTCCAAATCATCAATTGTCAGATTAGAATCCGTTTCATAAAACCAATCATCAAATCCTCCGGCAAAGTAGTAACTGTCTGCATACATTCCCATGACGATATCTGCAGTACAGGAAGGATTCAGTTCCCCGGTAAAAGAACGAATTGCTGTCTTAAACACATCCCCTGTGCTTCTGTCACAAACAAGGCTTTGTACAGTCTTTGCCTCCAAATCAATGACCGTTCCAATAAAATACGCACCATTGTTTTGCAGCACCACCCCCATCGGGTCTGGCTCGATAACGTCATAAATCAGCGTACCAGAAGCATCATAAAGCATATTTCGCAATCTTCCTGAACGAAGGGAAAGATAAAACAGAGGATTTCCCGGACCGCTTCTGGTACTGAAAATAGGTACAAATGTTGTCCCTACCGAATAAGTAGTTGGGTATATCCACCCTCCTGCCACGATTCTCTTTCCCAATTCTGTGAAGAAATCCCCTGTATTCGTTGCCCTTAGATGTGTTTTTTCCGTTGCTGGATTTACGGTATTGAACCGAAAAAATTTCCCAAGTTTTCCGGCACGGGTAGATGCTGTTGTTCCCGACCATCCATTGATGGTAAAATTTCTCGCATGACCGGACGAATCGTGTAGCGTTGTATCATCACCACTCGGTGAATCATTCATTTTCCACTGTGCCTGTGTATTGGCTGTTTTCCGAAATTCGCCTGTGAAATCTTCGGTTGCATTTACAAGCAGTTTTAATCCCATTACACCCACCTGCTCCTTCCCTGTATCGTAAGTTCCGTAAAGGTTGCACCACTTACAGAAACCAGAACCTCATTACCGCCCGGATTCAGTTCCGGGAACACCAACTCATCAAGCTGTGAAAGAGCGTTCCGCAATGTTACCCCGGTATTGGAATCCACAACTTTAGCCGTCAGCTTTGCCGTATCAAGTACAAAGGTTTCTCCTTCCGCAAGTTTTCCTTTTACACGAACCAACTCCCCATTTACTTCGATATCCACATAAGAAGAGGTGCT